CAGACTCAGGACTTGCGTGAAACGATTATGCAAGCTGGGACTTTGATGAGCCAGACACTTGGTATCCCGATGACGGGGATTGAAGGCATCAACTTCACGGACAAGACTGCGACCGAAGTGATTATGCAGCAGACCAATGCTGTGTCGAACGTCGGATGCTTCTATAACGCGGCCTACAAGGGTATTCGTACCATTGGGCGTATTCTCCTTGAGAACTTTGGTGCTCCGGGCTTAACCTTCAAGCTGATGCAAGGGCCGGACGTGATCACAAAGAATATGAAGCGCAGACAAGAGCTCTCGATGATTGCTACGGTGCTTCCGGACTCTCTGAAACCGCTGTTGGCTAAGTACATGGCTGGTACGATCTCGGATGACCTTGGGCGTGACCTTGAAAACGACATTACGGCTAACTTGCCTGTTGAGTTGAAGCTTGTATCTCAGGAACCTGCTGATCCGCAGGCTGTTCATGTGTTGAACCAGATGAAGGCCACGATGGACAAGGCGATGACTGAGCTTAGCGCTTCCAAGCAGATGAACGTTGAGCTCCAGAATCAGGTTAACGCTTTGACGCTTCAGTTGGCCAACACCAAGACTCACGAGCTGGTGGACCTCAAGAAGTTCCAGATTGCTGAGACGAACAAGATGGCTATTGAACAAGCCAAGTTGGAACAGCAAGGTGTCAAGATTGGTGCTGATGCTCAAGCGGCTACTGAGAAGATGGCGAACGAAGCAGCTAAGGCTGAAATCGAACGTCAGAAGATCGCAGGTGACGTTGTGAAGACGAATCTTGAGGCTGAAAAGCTTATGCTCGATGCCAAAAAGACTCAAATGGAAACACTTAACGGAGGATCCACCATTGCCTAAATTCCATGTGGCTTTGGGAGCTGGGCCGGTCAACATGAACGCTTCTAGTAGGCGTCATGCTTCGATCAGCGGGCTTCCGGGGCTTAGATATTCCGAAACAAGCTACGAGATGACTCCGCAGGAAGAAAAAGCCTTGCGCGAGTCTTTCATGCATGTTCCGGGAATTAGTCCTGTTATGGCAAAGAAGTTAGGAGATGAAGCTGTAGCCAAGTCACCTCACTATCGCGCCTTTGACAGTAATCCTAGATACGGCGGATCTACTCCGAGTAGCTCTTTCATTCAGGCTGTGAACGTGAGTCCCGGTTTGGGTCTTGCAAGCATCACAATGAAAAATGGCCGTACTTACTCCTATCCGATCAACAGTCGAGCTGCTGGCGAGCTAATTAACGCTGACAGTTTGGGCCGTTGGTACAATGCGAATATTAAGCTTCATCGCGGTGGGCCAGGGGCTAGCACTATTCCGAAGTCCACGGACGCCCAGACAACTGCTCAAGTTCTTACAAGCACTATGTCTAGTCCTTCATCGGCTATTGGATCTGTTGGTGCTCCGGGCTTGGGTGGAGCAGCTCTTGGTGGAGCTGTCTTACCGCTAATTGCCCAGCTTATCAAGCTTGCAAAAGAAGCAAAAAAGTGATCGGATTATTAACTTAATAATGAACCGGGCCACTCAGCCCATAAACTTGAGGTAATCATGCAGACTATCGAAGAAGTCAATGCATATCTGAGAGGAGAGACCCCTCCGTCTAGTGTAGAATCGCAAACTACCGAGACTCAGCCGTCTTCCACTCCCGCCGTTGTTGAACCGGACAACACGACTGGTAATACGAATCCGGACTCTGCCACTCCGCCTAGTAAGGAGACTGCAACTCAAACTGGGAATGATCAACCGCCTAAAGACGACAAGCCTCGAGATGAGAAGGGTCGTTTTAAAACAGGCGAAGAAGATCTCGGAGATCCCTCTAAGCTGCCTTATCCGAAGGCTACCAAGCCGACGAATGACGCAAAGGGTGCTGCGCAATACAAAGCCAATAAGGCTTTCATCAAACAGAAATCGAAGTACAAGGCTAAGATTCAGGGTCTTGAAGCTCAGATTAGCAATCTTCAGGCTCAGCTCGCTGCGACTAAGAAAGCTAACGTCGAAGGCTTGGATCCAGAACAAGCGAATAACCTTAAATTCGATCAGCGTTTGATTGAGCATGACATCAAGAATCTTGCTCAGTCTCGCCAAGCTGCTATTGATGAATACGAAAGCGCTCAGGCAGATGAGATTCACCAGTCTAGGATTGCAAAGTGCTTCACTGACCAATCCGAGATTGACCATTACAACAAACTGCTCGAGAATGGTCGAGACAAGTTTGTCGAGTTCTTGTCTCAGGTAGACCCTGAGAATGCAGTTCTTCAGTACCTTGATGACACTGACAACAGTCCGTTGCTCGTTCGTCTCTTGATGACGCGCCCGGAAGTGTTGAAGAGCGTTATCTCGAAGCGCAGTCCTATGGCTAAGGCTATGGAACTTAAGACGATCGAGAACAGGTTGCTGATGAATCGCAAGCTCCGTCAGACAAGTCCGAAAACTCCTCCGGCAAATCCTCAACCGCCTGTGGTGACTACTGGTCGTGTAGTTGGTAATCCCGGAACGGCAACTCCAGCCGCTCCGAAGACCATGAACGACTGGAATGCTCACCTTAAGGCTCATCCTTAATGGGTACAATCATGCCTGTAAATGCTATTGAAACTAACAAGCTCACCTCCTTGGTGATGCTCCGCTTCCTCACTAACGCCCCGTATCTTACGGTTGGCTCCAAGAAGTACTTCTCCGATCAGCTCGTTGGCAAGCGCAACGGTCAGACCTATGAATTCGTGATCCGTGATCGCGCTCAGGTCAACCATGGCCTTAACCAGAGCAAGACTGTGTATGCGGCTGCTACTTCCGCTGGTTCTCCGACCACCGCGATTAAGACCAAAGCTGCTCGCACTCAGCTCGTTGAAAAGAGAGTTGAAATGTCTCTCGAAGACTTCAACATCTTTGTCTCCACTGACGCCATCGAAAAGTACACAGACCTTAACTGGGAAGATGAAGTCGCTAAGCCGCAGGGTGCTGCTCTCGCTCAGGACGTCACTCGTACCTATGTCGAACGCAACTTCCCGAAGGCTGCCACGGTTATCGTTGGTTCTGGCTTCCAACCGCTCGCTGAAGCTGGTGCTCACCTCGAAGACATCTCTTCTGAAAAGATCTTTGGCTTCGTAGACTCCAAGATTCAGGCTATCCTGACCTCTAACGGCCAGCAGTTTAATCCGGTTGGCTCTCCGTCCGAATTCTACGCTAAGGGCTTGCTCGGCACGTTCCATGACGTTGAATATCGTTCTCAGCGCTTCATTCCGAAGCTCAAGATCTCTACGGCTCTCAAGGCCGTGATCGAAGGTGCTTCTGCTGCTGCAATCGGTGCTAACTCCAACTACGATGCAACGCATCAGGATCCGACCAAGACCTCTAAGTGTCCGTTCGTCTTGAACCTCACGGTGACCTCCGGTCAGTACTCTGTGAAGGCTGGCACCCCGATTTATATCGAAGGCCTTGTGGCTTGCGACTTGATCGGTGACGCTACTGACTCTCCGTTCTACTTCATCGTGGGCGAAGACGTGAACATGGCTTCTGCCGGTACGACCCTCTCCCTCCCGATCGGTAACATCTTCTACGACTCTGTCGGTAAGAATGGTACTCGCGTGTTCGCTAAGGAAGGTGGCGATGGCTTCTCTGGCCAGATTACGACTGCTGCTGGCACGGCTGGCTCCGTCAACGCCTTTATCGCTGCTCAGATCTCTGCTAGCGTTAAGGTTACGACTCCGCTCACTGCTGACAAGACTTACTTCTGCGGTCAGCTCCGTCTTGATGGCGCAATGGAATTCGAAACCCTCAACAAGTTCGACGCTTCCAATGCTGAAACCAAGGCTGGCGAAGTGCTTGGCTTTATGATGTTCGAAAACCGTGTGGTTGACATTGACGAAATGATCAATGACACTCGTTGGGACGTTGTGGCTATGGCTGGTATCGTTGACCCGCGTGCTGTGGTTAACGTCTACACCACCGCATCGTAAGCTGAAGAATATAGGCTCTAACCCAAGGAGGTTAGAGCCTTTATTGAACTCTGAATTGAAATTGAAAACGGAGACGTTATGTGGACAATCCGAGATATTATTAGCGAAGCCCTAGCTCGGGCAAACGTGGTAGGACGCAGACAGGTACAAAGCGCTCCCGGCGACAAGGTCATGGATGCTTTGGATCTTCTTAGAGATATCGCAGCTGACTTTACCGACAAGAACCTCTTGCAGTGGTTGCAAGAGAGCGTTATAATCCCTTCTGTTCTTGGAGAAAAGCTTATCCTTGGTGAAAGCTGGGACATGGGCGTGAATTTCTGGATCGTCCGTAATGACTCTGAGCTTCCTCCCGTTCCGAGTGCAGGAGCTTGGGATTCTTCGTTCTGTTGGGACAAGGGTATGACTGTCTGGCACGTGGCTAACGTCGGTGCTGGCGTAGGAGCTTGGGAATCTCATACGTACGCTACCATGAATGAAGCTCTTGCTGCCATGACGCTTCCGAGTGGCGAGCGAGCTGTGGTAGAATATGCTCCTGCCGGGATGCGTACTGAAATCATTGTTGGGTCTTTGGATCCTGACATCAAGCATGACTTTGTCGATGTGCAAGCTAAGAATCTTGACAAGGTGATTGCGATGTACTACGAAAACCCGTATCCGGTTGGAACTGGGGAACAGTCTTATCCGCTTGGATTCGTGGAATACAAGGACTATTGGGCAGGCGGTTGGGGTCAGTACGTCTATACGTGGCAACCCATCAGCGATACCAAGATCAAGGTATACATCAAGCCGCGCATGGGTGATACGCTTATCGGAACGTCGTATGACCTGCATTTAATCTACAACAAGGCTTGGAGTTTTGATCTTGACTCTGAAGTGAGAGCTCCTGACACTTATCGAAGCCTGTTCTTGGCGGCATTGACTTATCGGTGTGCGGTGCGTTGGCCCAGACTGGATCCGGCTCATACGGAACGTCTTAAGACTGAACTTGGCGATAAGATCGCTGCTCTGAGTGCTAAGACCCGTGCGTTAAAGTATGTGGTCAGGGCAGGAGCTTGTTATAACCAAAGGCTTACCACTCAAGCTCAGTTGCGTTCGGGCAGCTTTATCTTTGGAGGTTAAGCATGGCTAGAGTAAAAATCATTGAAGGCATTGTTGGCGGATACACCAACAGCAATGTCTCGAAAGTCTGCCGAAGCGTAACCTGCAATTTCGTACCGGAGACACAGAGCAAAGAAGCCAGCTCCACGATGATCTTGAGGAGTATCTCCGGAAGCAGGTTGTACTTGGAAATGCCCGAGTCGAACTGCCGAGGAATGTATCGCATTTCTCGTGGTTACACTGGGGCTTCCATGCTCTATGCGGTCTACGGGTCTAACCTGTACTGCATTGATGACAACGCTTCTAATCCTATCGCTTATCGCATTGGTCGAGTGTCCAATGGTGTAAGTGAACCTGTCTCTATGTGCGAAACCAACGGGTACGGTAACGCTAACCCGCACTTGGTTATCGCTGACGGATCTCAGGTCTTTGCAGTAGATACTACGCTTCAACCTGCCGACCAACAAGCAGACTATCGTGCAATTACTCTTCCTCTTCGCGCGGACGGTGTAACGTACATCAAACCTTCCCATGTGGCTTACCTCTTTGGCTACTTGGTGGTGCTTGACCAGAACAGTGACTCGTTCTACGTGAGTTACAAGTATCCGTTTGAAGAGCTTGATTCCACTACGCAGCAAATCGACTATGACATCTTCCAGACTGCAAAGTACGATGGACGCGGTCATGAAGTAGCTTGCGAATGGAGTCCTGACGCAGTGTTGGCATTGATGAAAGCAGGAAGCTTCATCTACGTATTTGGCGAAAGGTCTTATCAGTTCTTCAACTACAACAACGATGTGGATGTTCCATTTCAATGTACTGACACGATGTGCGGCGACATTGGTATTATGGCTCCCCGAAGCGTTGCGGCTGTTGGTACTTCTGTGTTCTGGCTTGGAAGCTCTGACATTGGTGAAAACGGTGTTTGGATGATTGACAAGAACCAGATCTCGCGCATTAGTACAGGCGACATTGAACATGAGATCTCCGCTCTGACGAACCGATCCGATGCGGTTGCTCAGGTATGGCATGAAAACGGTCATATCTACTATGCTCTTACTTTCCGTCAAGACTCGCGCACGATGGTGTACGATGTTGTCGAGAAGATGTGGCATACGAGAGCATCTTATGATTCTTCCCGTCCGAACTGCGAAGGTCAATGGAGACCGCAATATGCAACGCTAGCTTATGGTCAACTGATGTTTGGCGATATGCACGGAACGGCTCTTATCGTTCAGGATAACAACAAGTGGACTGAATGGGATGATCTTCCGATCGTTCGTCGTCGTGTGAGCGGCATTATCACGGATGCCTTCTCGTCTTGGTACTGTGATGAGCTCAAGCTTATCGCGAACGTTGGTCAGCTCAGCCTTAATCAGCTCTATGGCGTTGGCGTGCAACCTCCGGATCCTAACTTGGTTCCGAACGTGGCTATGCGCTATAGCTGGGATGGCGGTATGACGTGGAGTGACCAAGAGATTGCATCTGCTGGCCCGCTTGGCCGATATGACTGGCAGCTTGAATGGTTTGGCCTTGGTATGGGAGAGCTGATGTCGATTGAAATCACCACTTCTGACCCGTGGCCGATGGCTATCGTAGCTGCTAAGGTTCAAGGCGAACCGACGGCTTTACTGTGAGGTAATCATGGCTGCTACAACTCATCATGGCGCAAAGATATCAGAGCTTACTCCGCTTGAGACCCTCGCTGACGGAATCAAGGGATACTGGCTTAAAGAATGGGGAAGCGTTAAGCTCACGGTAGTACGTGGGCACGCTTTTCTTAGTTCCAATATTGTTACAGAGGCTACGGCGGTCTCTATGGATCTTCCAACACACCAGCCGTTCTATGCACAAATACTTAGCTCTTCAGGAGTTAGGACTGTGCTAGTTGAAACCAATCTTAACCTTACGCTGAATGCTGGCGAACAGCTTCAAGCGGTATTTACTGTAGAGGTATAAACATGTCGACAGGAAGCAGAATTCTTTCCGGTGCTGGAACCGGTGCTATGGCTGGTGGAGCTGCTGGTGGCCCTTGGGGTGCTGCAGCTGGAGCTTTAGGCGGTGGTCTGTTTGGTCTTTTCGTTGGAATCTCTGAAGAAGAAGACGCAGACAATCGTCGTCAAGCCCTTAGGGATCTTGCAGATAGCTTGGGTAAAAGCTACGATGAAATTCTTAAAGACTATCAGGATTTCTACCAAAAGTACCAGCCTGCCGGAAAGATGGAAGATGCTGAGCTGGCTGCTGATGCAATCCGACACTGGGATAGCTCCAAGTACGACTGGATGGCATCTTACGACAAGAACGGCGATGGCAAAGTCTCGGCAGACGAGTACGATCTAGATTATGACAAGACCGTTGACAGCTTCATGAACCCGTATGCCGATGAAATTCTTAAGCGTACTGGCAAGATTGCTCGTGAATCTGCTGGCGGTGCTTTGCTCGGAAGGTCTACTGGCGCTACGGATGCAATGATGCGCGCGATGATGAAGGAAGAGGACGAGCTGTATAACACGGCTTTGAAGGCTTACGAGAGTGATCGTGACTTCGCATACCGCAAGTGGAGCGACTACAATACGGCTATGGAACAAAGGCTTAAAGGTCTTATGCAGGCTGATCAATGGCAGATTGGGCAGATGCAACAGCTCGGTCAGGATGCACTCAGCTGGCAGGCTCAAGGCTTCCAAGCTATGCAAGACGCTAAACAAAATAAACTTAACACTACGGCTCAGTTGAACGCAGCCGCTGAACAGATCTAAGGAGAATCATCATGGCGTACACAATTGGCCCTAAGTTCAATAATGCTATCGATGGCAACAATCTTGCTACCATCTACCTCGAAGGCGATAAGACTATCGACGAACGCAATCGTAATGATTGGGAACAGTCTCTCGCGGGTATCAAGGCTCTTGGATCTGGAGTTGGCAAGGCTCGTCAGTGGGTAGAAGCAGAGAAGATCAAAGATCAGCTCATGGAGAAGCTTCAGAACCTTCAGAAACTTCGCGACGAGGCTAACAACGAGCTCGTAGGCTTGAATGCTATGCGTGACGAAGCTAAGGGCGTTGTTGCTTCTATTGAAGAGAATGTTCCGTATGAAGATGAATCCAAGCTTTATATAGATCCTAGGAGTCTTGTTATGCCGTACAATACTCCAAAGAAGCTCGGTTCGTTAAATTATGGGCAAGAAGACTATAGTGGCAAGTTCAAAGGGCCTACGTTTGGTCGCAAGGCAGGACTCTAAGGAGGAATTATGGACAACTTTTTTGACTGGTTGAGTATGCAGCAGTATCGCAATGATACTCAACACAAGAAAAATAACCGAGAACTAGGAAGGCTGGCAGGCCTTATCAAAGTTCAGATTGATCCTTCTTCTGCTTACGTACCTTTGGATAGGCAAGAAAGCTTAGAAAAAGAAAAGGCTCACAGATACCCTAGAGGTTTGCGTGACCCTAGAGGTGCCGATGTTATGGCTCAGAACTACGAAGCTGAGAAGAACGCTTCTCTCGCCAAGTCTTTCGAAGAATTGAAGAAGGCCAGAGAAATCGCTGAAACCGCTAACAGCCTTCAGGTAGAGCGCAATCAGGCTAAAGGTTTCCTTGGTATCAACGAACGCGACGATGGCTCGGTGTACTTCACTGGTTCAGAACAGCGTCGTCAGGCTCTTGAAAAGTCTATTGGTGACTACGACAGAGAGATTGCTAAGCTCCAAGCTGAGATTGCTATGAGCGAAGCTGGCGACCCGATGTACGATCTTGCTGTCATGCGTATGATCATGAACGACGACATGAGTCTTATGAATGACATTCGTGGCAGGATCGGCAAGAAGATCGACCAAGAATTCCAGACGAAGCAGAAGAAGGCTGATCAGGAATTCCAGTACAATGAGAGCGAGCTTAATCGTCAGAATACGCTTGACGTGGCTAAGTTGAACAAGCAGGAGCAGGATGCTGCCAAGAAGCAAGATCTTGAAGATGCTGCGGAACGTGCTGCGGACGTGTATATGTCCTTGAAGAGAAAGCTTAGTACGATAGCTAAGGACGATGCTAGATATTCTGAGGTCGAAGATCAGCTTGATACCGCTAAGATTCTAATGAAGCAGGCTTATCGTAAGGCTGGCAAGCTTTCTGAATACGATGAGGTCGTTAACGAAAACAAAGAGGATGACAAGACTCTTAGTGAACTTAAGACCCTTTTGTACAGAATGCACGGCGCAACTAGTGATGATAACTTCAAGGACATCTATACGGCAGCTGACGCAGAACAGAGAAAAGCGATAGATCATGACGCAGAATTGCTAAAAATTCCTATGTCTAAGCTTCCTATCGCTGGAATCAAGGGCGTGTCTGACATAAAAAATGAACAGAACGACAAGGCTAAAAAGAAGAAGGCTGATTTCCAGAAAGCAAACAAGGCTAAGAAGTTCGAAATCAACATTCTGACTGGCAAGCCTAAAGATCCACAAGCAGCAGAAAGCTGGCTTAAGAAGGCAAGAGAAGCCGGATGGACAAATGTTGAAATTCAATCTAACGGTGTTCCGCTCTGGAAGTAGAGGTATTTATGGCCGAAACTAATCTAGAATTTCTTGGCAACGATAAACAGCGCCTTGGAGAAGTGTCTGGGTTGTTCAGCAATCGAGAGGATCTTGATGCGTTCCTCAAAATTGTTGAAGAATCTGCGGCAATGGAAGGCAGTACTCAACAAAAGCGCGAGCACATGCTCAAGAACATGTTGGGTACTCCGAAATTTCGTCAATATCTCAAGGTAGCTATGCCAGCTCTGTACAAGGAAGGCCTCAAGGCAGAACGTGGCGAAGGCTGGAAAATGTCCATGAAGGATATCGCCAAAGCAGCTAATACTACCGAGGAAAAGCTTCTTGATCCTAAAACCGGATGGATGGGTTCTGAAGTCCCTATGGCAGATCTACGGTTCCTTATGGAATCTGAAGGGCTGGACTACAAAGATGCTGTGAAGCTCTTGCAGGAAGCCCAGACGGTTAAAAATCGTAAGGATCTTTGGGATAATGAGGATACCTTCTCTAAATTTGCAATGTCTGCTGTTGCTCCGTTTGCAAGCGGAAAGCTGTCTAAAGGCGAAGTTCCGTCCGACAAAGATCTTAAGGCCGACGCTGCTATGTTCGGTGTTAACCTTCTTCCGTGGGGATCCATCGGACGAG